CCTGACCCATATCTACTTCTTCAAGCTTACCTTGCTTTGCTAGCTTTGCACGAACTGCGCCTGCTACTCTTTCGCCAGCAGCCTTACTACCATATTCTTTAGCAGCTTTCTTCGCAATCTTAGCAAAGTTCTTGCCGGGTTTCCCTTCATCGCGCTCATCAAGATCATCTTCACTCACTTGCTGTTGATTCTGTTGCTGATTTTGTTGACTTTGTGATGCACTGGTTTGCGTTGTTGAAGTAGTAGCACCACCTTTATTTTGTTGCTGATTCTGCTGTCCTGATTGGGTAGGAACTACAATCTGTGCTTGCTGTGGAGACAATTGACTCAATGCAGTTTGTAATGCTTTGCCAGTTGGAGATTGATCAGTAATATTAATGAATCCAGCACCAGTCTGTGATTGATCACCGGCTTTGCTTACTACCGGAATTGGCTTTTGTCCGGGAGCAAGTGCTTCGTCTAATTGCTTAAACATATCCTTTAAAGACATTTCTTTAATATCAGTTTTAACTGGCTGATTAGATTCTTTTAAAATCTGCTTCTTTTTAACAGTGGATTTTTTAGCCGAATCTTCTAGCTGGCTCATTTTCTGTAATAAGTCTCTCATATCTTATCCTTTGTGTGCGCCAGTTTGTGGTTTAGCTGGTCTAGTAATGTGTGACATAGGACTATTTATTCCACGCGGGTCATTATCCAAGTATGGCTTGAACGGATCAAATGCGTCTGGTGTTTTCTTAGCATCATATACATATTGTATTTTGTCATCTTTTGCTTGATCTTTGATGCTTTGTAAATATGAGTCACCATATGCCTTAGATGCAGCTTTGGCTGTTTTTTCTTCTTCTAATTCTTCGTGCGTAAGAACTGGACTATGTCTCATTTGATTTGAATAATTTTCCATTTCGTCATTGATGCTATCATCGTATGAAGTTTTCACAACGCGAACTAGATTTACTTGATATCCAAGCAATTGTGCTATTTGCTGAATCATTGGTTCAGTAGCTGGATATCTAAAGACACATTTAATAATAGTTACTGATTCATTTTCCAAATCAGGGAAACCATATGGGTCTTTTTGAATCGGTGTTGATTTTGGTTCTGAAATTTCAACAGGGTCAAATTTCTTTAAGTTGAAGCAGAACATATCAAGAAAGTTTTTATCAACTTTCCCTGCTATTTTTATAGTATATGCATACGTTCTGACCGATTCTAGTATGAAGTGTTTCAGGCTTTTCACTTAGTAATCCTTTGTATTATTAAGTATTTATCATTGATCATTGTTTTTGTTATTCAAAAGTTTGAGCAACTGGTTACGATCAAGCTGCTGCCCTTCACCAATTGGTGTGGATTCTACATCTTCGTTTTTTGCTGCGATTTTCATATCAAGCTGTGCCTTTTTAAGCTGAAGGTCCAACTGTTTTAGTTTTTTATTAATTTTTGCAGTCTTGGCTGTAATTGCATGTCCTAAAAAGCTACTTGCGGCTTGGAATACTTCTGAACTAAATCTACTTTCAACTTGCATACCAAGATCAACTAAGTCTTTATAGGTAGCTGTTGCTAATTCAGCAAGTTCATCCATTTCTTGATCAGATGCTTCTAGTCCCTTTACTTGAGGCAAAGCATTATCAATCTTATCTAAATTAGATAATGCTGATTCAGTGACTTCCTCAGTACAGTCAGGTAGTGGCACCGTGAGATCATTATCATCACTGGATGCTAGGTCAAAAAGCTCCTCAAGTCGCTTAGTCATTTTCGATCTCCTTCACGAAGTAAACCCTTTTACCGTCTATTAGTTTCCAACTTTTACCCTTATTATATCCCATATTAGCTGCATTACTACGTATCCTAACAGCCCGTTCTCGTTCGGCTTCTAGAAGTTTAGGTGTTTTGGTTTTCTTTTTACCTAACATTCCCTGTCTAGATTTTTCTATTCGGTCAGCGGTATAACTTTCTGGGTTGCAGGCGCTTGCCTTCATTCTCGCTGTTTTTTCAGCAGGAGTTAGCATAGCCCATAGTTCCTTTTGTGCTTTTCTTATTTTTTCTATACTATCCGGAGTTTGATTTTTAAGCCAATTAGGATGCCCTTTTAGTTTTTCAGATAGACGCTTGTACCCTTCTTCACCTAGTCCACCACCGTGTCCCGTCTCGGGTTTTTGGTTGGCCCATTGTTCGGATTCTACCACATTCCATAGTAAAGAATAGTGTCTTCCCATAGCTTCAATTTGTGTTGGGTCGGTAGTTTCCAATAGAACTTCGGTCGCTACATCATAACCATATTCACGAATATGTTTCTTCCACTCTTTACCAGAACCTTTATACTTGTAGGGGTCAGGCGATTTTGTCTGACCCAGATACTGAATTCCGGTCGTTCGGTGAGTCTTTTTATAAAGATAATAAGTGATCATGCAACTATTTAGTTACTTACGTCCATTATAGAACAAATCATCTTCAGTAATGACACGAAAAGTCAATCCCTGAGCCTTGCAGTAGGCGGAACAAGCCGCCCATTTTGCGTGGTTAACCGCAACTACCATTTTGTTTTTTGCAGATGCCACTTTACTTTCTATTACACTTTGTTTTTTTGGTTTAATCTCAACTATCTCTGCCAGAGTTTTTCCAGTCTTGTTTTTATATACAACAAAGAAATCTGGAACATATGTTGATGGCTTTCCAGTTAACGGATGTTTATAGGGTATCCTAATGGATTCACTTGCCCAATGTAATATATTGTCATTATTATCTAAAAATTGCATAAAGACCAATTCCCAAGATGATCTCCATTGGATTTTTCCTTTGCCTATATATTTTTGTGGATTTTTTGGGGTAAAAACCCCGGAACTAAATTTGGGCATAGTAATCCTCTAGAAGTTGTTCCTTTGTAATAGAGCATTTAGCAGACTTTCTAACATTCTGACTGGCAGGGAGCATTTCTAAATTAGCCGGGGAACCTATAACTTCAGGCGGAATTCCATCGTAAAACCCACGCAAGATACTATATTTATGATCTAAATGGAACTCATTACTACGAAGATTATACGGATCAATTTGATTCTTGTGTTCTCGATAGCTTATCGCAGTGAACATGCCCACCAGTGTATAGTATTCTTGAATAGGGTCTCTTTCAACCGCACAATATTCTTCTAGGGTAATTCCCATTAGCGAAGCCGTTCTTTTCTTATATATTATTGCCTTTTCTTCATCTGACGCGGTTTTCCACCATGCATGCGCGCCAGAATGCAGCATTCGTTGGGTTTTCCAAATAGCCAATTCATCGTCCGATAATCTATTCATCCATCCGAACTTATTTTTACATTCATCGTCCGACAATAATGAGTTATTGGTGATTAAGGTATTACTAATTTTTTTGCGAATCTGTAGATCAGACCCATCGACACCTCTATCCTTCCATATTTTTTTTTGATTAGTTGCTACCTTCATAGTGAACTCATCGTACCGGACAGCATCCGCTCGTAATTTGTCCCTGTGAAATATTCCACCACACACATGCGAACAAGTAGGATTATACCCGGCACCAAGACCAATAAAGGACACTTCTTTTGAGCCACACACCCTACATTCCGGTATTCCATGACTAATAAATTCATCATAATACTGTTTAGATTTATATTTGTGGGATTGGGTTATGTGTCTAGATAATGACATGACAGATTTAACACTTTTACCGCATATCTCACATTTTAGCATAAATATTTTCTCCCAACTATTTATCATGGGAACAAATTTTTATAACCCTTTGCCTATATATTTTTGCGGATTTTTTGGAGTATATAGCCCTTGTGCAAACTTAGTCATGATTATCCAATATATATTTATACTATGACGTTGCGTTGAACTGCCTGATTCGGTTTAGGAACATTGCTTACACCATATAACGCTACTTTAGACTTAAACGTATTCAAATAGTAGCATATGACACTATTCATTTGTAGAGTGTTGTTTGAACCCTTTATTATTTGTAGCAGTTCAATAACGTTAGTGCCGCTTTGTTGGGCAATATTGAAAAGAATTGCAGTAAAATTGTTTGCTATAGTTTTATTATTAGATACACCATAAAAATATGAATGTACTGCATCATAATCTGTTGCATTCACGATGCTTTTGTTATTGTAAAAGCTATCATAAATCAGAACGGTTTTATCGGGGTTTAAAGTAATATTTGCCATATGGTATTTATACTATGGTAGTTGAATAGTTTAAAGAATCAACCGGAGACACTGGATTGTTTGCCAGATCGCTGGCATTATACTGAACTCCACATGTTTGTAATGCTTGCTCTGGTATGGTTGGTGTTGCAACCCCAGACAAATCTACATTTGCTTGAATATTCAATGCAAGATCAGTGTTTATTCTACTACTTAATGGCGGTATTGTTGTTGTACTCAATGGGGGGATAGATGGGACATTTAATGAAGATAAGTTTACGTTATTGGTCAATGCTGGATCATTGGCCAATGAGGATGCTAGTGCAATATTCGTTAATGCTGGGGCAGTAGGAACTAAATTGACTGCAGAATAATAACTATTATTGTTTGAATATACAGCATCATATGCGGTTGATGGTGGCTGGCTGATGGTACCAACTACTGGCGCACCTGCAGTTCCAGCAGGACCAGGAGTAGACTGAGCGACAGGAATACTAAATGCTGCATTCCTGTTTGTTGGAGTATTATTTAATACCGCAGAAAGTAATATATCCGGTACGCTTGTTTCAGAGTTGTTTGAAATGGTATTAAATCCATTATACAATGCATTCACGGTTTGTACTGCTGCTCCAAGCTGGCTTGACCCGCCAGCAATAGATTCTATTGCGCCGCCAGCAGCATTTACAAGACCACCTTGACCAAGTGCTGTACCGTTTGATCCTCTGATGGCAATTGGACTTAATGTGTTATCATACGTTGCGGGATCACCAAATGTAGTCACGATTTCTCCCGGTTCTCTACCATCTAATGATCCATAATTATAAACTACTGTTTCATAATCAATAGTCATTCTATTTGTCATAGTTCCACCACCTTCTGAATATGCATAGGTGTCATGACTAAATGAAGTAATAATCGGATTAACTAACGTATATGCGGTGAACTGATGCTGATTGAATCCGAATACCGTTATGTTTTTAAAAAAAGGTTGTCTTACACCAGATGATGTGGTTTGTGCTGATACAAAACCCCAATCATCTTGTCCGGAAATGCTAGGATCATATATGTTTCTGGAATTGTAGTCTGTTCCGCCGCTTCCCGATCCTACTCCATTTAAATTTCCAGCAAAATTTAATTGATTGCTTAAACCACCACCTTGTAATACTGATCCGGGCTTATTTGAATCATTATAATAATAAGTGTAGTATGTTTGCCATAATTTGTTTATTTGATTGGCGTTATCATCATGAAAAGATATTTCTATGGGTTCATACTTAATTTTTGTTTGCACTATTCTTTTTCTGTTATATTGATTCAATTGTGTTGTATTAAAAGTAAATGATGGTAACTTAACTTCTTTTACCATTAATCCATAATTAGGATTTGATCCACCACCGAGATTAATACCAATAGAATTCAATGATCCCTGTATTAAACTCTGTAGAGAAGATGATGCTGAAGTAGCAATTGCAGCATTAATGGTAAAATATGTATGAAAAAGAAACTTTAATTTTGGTGCGTTTTGATAGGAATTAGTTCTAAATGCCTTGGCAGCATGATGATAATCTCTGACATTAAGTCCACCGGAGTTGCCCCCGGTGGATAATTGTAAAAGATTCTGAATAAAACCAGACATTATTACTAGTCTTACCTATTACGCGGTGGTTCCACCGATACCTGTTACAGAACCAGTTGAACCATTTGCGATACGGTTAACTGGGGTACCAACACCAGAACCAAGAGGTGCTTGAATTGCGTTGTCGTAACGAATAGTTAATGCGATTGTTACTACTTCGTTTGTTCCATAATTCAATGTGTTGTAGTTTGCAGTCTGTAGGAAGCAACCATATAGTTCCCAAGTTTCAAGAACAACTGGTGCAGAAGTTCCGTTACCACCATCAAGAATTTCAATATTGGTTTGGAATTTGTAATCCTGTCCTGTTGCCGCAGAAGCTTGCTCAACAAAGTCCAATTGCTTCTGTAACTGTTCACCAACTGCCTTAGACACACTACCAGAAGCATCGTCACGGATGTTTACTGTCATTGTCTGCCACTGGTGTTTACCAGCTAGATAAAGAGTTGAGTTATATACTGGGATAGTAATTTCTTGGAACTGTACGTTTGGTCTTGAACAGTCAATAACCTGTTTAGTTAAACTTATTCCACTAGTGGAGCTAACACCAAAGTTAAGAAAGTTGACTCTGAATCTGAATTGTAGTTTTGGCATCAACAAGCCTTGGTTTCCGCCAGCGTTATCTGATGCTACTGTCATGTTAAATAATGATTGGCTTGCTGTTGCCATTTGTATTCTCCTGTTATGGTCGTATTATCAACCTAATAATATTATTTATCATTTTTTTTTATTTTTTTCAGTGATCATTTTTTTTTGAAAAAACAAAAGAGAAAAACAAATTGCATAAATAAAATATATAAGTTCTATAGCGAGGTCAATCTAATGTCTATCATATGCAGAATTTGCAACAGTGTATTTGCTAAGCAAATAACAAATTCACACCTAAAAACGCATGACATGTCAACCGACGACTATAAAACGATATACGGAAAAGATTCCTTAACGTGTTCCGAATACAGAAAATTATTAGCAAAGCGTACCAAAGGTGTTAATAACCCAAATTATAACAATAGATGGAACAATGACCAAAAAGTCAAAGCAAGTGCAGATAAAAAAGGAATAGTACCTTGGAATAAGGGACTAACCATGACGGGAGAGATTCTTAAGAATGTACAAGACGGAATCAAAAAGCGCGAAGAGCGATATAAGTATGGTAAATTACAAAGAGCATGCCCCGGCCCGATTGACGAAAAACGTCGCAAAATACTTAGTGATAGACAGCGTAATTATGCAGAAAATAATCCAACAGAGATGTCTACCCGAGCTAAGAAGGCAATTAAAACCCGCATCAAAAATGGATACGACACTGCATTTTTCCGAAACATGAGACATACCACAGAGTCATTAAAAAAAATGAAAGATGCAAGAACCGCTGCCAACCTGCGAAAGACGGCTGCATCTATGGCTCGGATTACCGAGAATGCAGAAAAAGCAAATTGTGTCGTGCTTGAATATGGGGATGTTCTTCAACTGCAATGTACTAAATGTATGCATGAGTTTTTATTCACTAAACAGTATTTCACCGATTCAAAACTTAATGTGAATTGTTGTCCATCTTGTTATCCACACGAACAATCAAAGCGCAGTGCAGGTGAAACTGAACTCCATGATTTTATTGTATCTCTCGGAGTGACCGCACATTCAAATTATCGTGGATTGATTGGTAAAAAGGAAATTGATATATATCTACCTGATCATAAAATAGCAATTGAATATAATGGATTATATTGGCACAGTGAGAAAGTGCTTGAGTCAATAGGGCAACCAAAAACTAAAGATAATCAAAAGCGCGGCGAACTAGAGGCACTTGGTATTCGTTATATTGCGGTATTTGAAGACGAATGGCTGTACAATCGGGAAATAGTAAAGAGTAGATTGACTAACATGCTTGGTAAAACACCGACAATCATTCATGCGAGAAAATGTGAACTTCGTAGTATTGATTCGCGAACTGCGGCTCGGTTCTGTGAAGACAACCATATACAGGGAAAAGGACGTAGTAATGCGCGATATGGGCTATATTATAAAAACGAGTTAGTATCAGTAATGACATTTAGTAAATCTAATATATCCAGAAAAATATCCGAATGGGAACTGAACCGATTCTGTAGCTTACTGGGTACTAATATTGTAGGAGGTGCTTCTCGCTTATTTTCGGCATTTATTAAAGAGCAAAACCCCAACACGGTTATAACTTATGCTGACAGTCGGTGGAGCCAAGGTGATTTATACAAACAGTTGGGGTTTGCTTTTGATCATCAAACAGTTCCCAATTATTGGTATGCTCTACCAAATGAATTGAAACGTATACATCGTTTTGCTCTGAGAAAGGGTAAAAATGAAGATCAGACAAAAACCGAAAAACAACTAAGAGATGCACAAGGTTACCTTCGTATATGGGATTGTGGTAGTTCCAAATGGATATGGACAAACAAAAACGGGGGAAATTAACCCCCGTTTCGTTATTCAAGTAATATTCAAGCGGTAATTAGCCACCATTATTATTACCAATAGTACCAGTTGCAAGAACACGAACTGGGATATAGATAAATTCAACTGCCTTTACTGGTTCAATTGCAACGTCTACCCATAGCTCGTTTCTATCAATTCTTGCTGGGGTATTATTTGAAAGGTCACATACTACTAGGTAGTCGTATACGCCTCTTTTGGCAACAAGATCAACCAACAGTGACTGAATCACCCCAGTAATCTGACTTCTTGTCAATGCATCGTTAGGTTCAAATACAAACGGTCTTGCGGCAAGGGCAAGCTGACGGCGCAAGTAAGCAATAAGTCTTGCAACGTTAATTCTGTCAAGGGCTGAGCTTGATTTATAGCTAGTGATGTTGCCATAGCACAATAGACCATTTCCAGTGAAGAATACGAGTGGATTGATTTCATTTTCGTATAATACGTCACGGATTCCCTGACTTGTCTTGATTGTGACAAACCCACCGGTTGCAGAATCAATGTAGCCGATGCTAGTTGCGTTATCAATAAGACCACGGCGTGTACCGGCTGCCGCAAACCAAGGATAAGCAACATTGTCATTGCGCAAGAACGTTCTGATCATCATGTGTGATGGTGGAACCGCAACAATGTTTCCATTCAAGTCTGATGTTGTGCCTGATGGGTAGAACAATCCAAGATAGGTATCACGGTTTACAAGACCATCCATGCCAGTTGTTACTGCGCCTGCGGTATTGTTAGCCCATGCTTGAATTGCAGTACCAGTTGGTTCTAGATTCATTGGCGTATCACCAATGATGTATCCAGTCTGACCACGATCATCGTTAAGAACAATCATGTTTGGCTGAAGTTCAGGGTAGTTTGGTGCAGCAAGAAGATTGAAATAGTTATCTTCATCGCGAATTGCAGTATTAGAATCAATAGCTGCTCTCATTGCTTTAACTACCATAGCTCTTTGGGCATTGCTTCCCATATATGGGGTTCCGTTTTCCATATTGCCAGATACTGTTACCCAAGCATCAGTTACTGATGGAAGTGCAGCACCAGGGAAAGTAGTATTGTTGAAGTAATTTGCAACATACTGCTTTACGTTATATCCGGAACGTCTTGTATTCCACAATAGCATACCTACTGGGTATAGAGAATGGTTTGGTGCATCCAAATCTAGATAGTTGCTAGTTAGTAGCGACTGAATTGAAGGGATTGCATCTGTTGCTGGATTGGTTGATCCATTAGTTGCCCAACGTGCATCTGCAAAAATGATACCACTTGAATCAACATGATCAGCAGTGTTAATCATTACCCATTGTGCGGTTGATGGGTTACCAGCTAGTTGCCAACGATAAATTATTGGGTAATCCATTAGACTTGCAGTATCAATCCATAGATCGCCATATTGAAGTGCAGTACCATCCGACTGTGTAGTTGGCATGGTTGCACTAACAATTGGTCCATTTGGATCAGTTACTGGAGTTCCGGATGGCAATGGGAATCCATTGGTACCAAAGCAGACATTGTTATATCCCTTCCATCCAGTTGCAGTGTTAACCATGATATCAACTTGATCAACTACTGAATAGAACCAATTGGTTCCAGATGCTGGAGCATTGAATGGTGCACCTGTTGATGCTTGCATTGTAAATTCAACCCAGTTTGAAAGTTGTGTTGAATATGCGATTGGTCCTACACCAGATTTGAAAGAAACAGCAGTTACTACACCGGCACTTACTGCCTCAACAGTAACTACCAAATTATTAGTTGGTGATGTTCCACCAAACTGAGTTCCATTGAAAGTAACAACATCGCCTACTGTATAACCTGATCCACCACTTACGAAAGTGGTTGGATTTACATAATATGTTTGATAATAGTTTGTGACGTTAAGTTGTAGTCCTGAGCCACTTCCACCTGAACTTGCAGTTGGGGTAAAGCTAGCAACACTAAATGGACCTTCTTTAACGCCTTGTGTTGTACCCATGACAAAACCAGCGTCACTCATTAGCCCATTGCTCATTCCCGTAGTTGAGCTTACGTCATTAACAATAATTGTTCCACCAGCGGTATGTGTAAGCTGAATTGATCCTGTTGCCGTCAATGCAGCGGTAGTATATGGAATATTTGCAGCCTGCCATGCAGCAACAAAATCTGCACCATTAACCAATGCAGCACCATTAGTTCCACCAAAAGTATATGGCGTTGACAAACTATTTGAACCAGGAATAGACACATAAACAGTTGCTTTATATAAAGTAGTTACGGTTGCTGTGCCTGTACCAGTTCCTGCACCACTTGCAGTAAACACGGTTCCAACACTGTTATTTGCTGCTCCAATTAATGTAAAGTCTGTGGTACCTACAGTTGTAATAGTATAGAGAGTTCCTGTGACAAATGATCCTGCATTAACAATTGTTGAATTACCAAATGTAGGCGCATTATTACTACCAGTAGTAATAGTTGGGCCAGTAGCAATTCTTTCCCAATAATATAATGGTGCATTTACCCAGCCTGTTCTTACATCTTTGTCATACCAATACTGAGTATAAACAGTTCCAGCAGGAATTAAAGAACCGCCTGTTGAATCAAGCATAGCAGTTGCATTCCAATCATCGGTTGCATAGCTTACATTCTGTGGAACCCATGTTGATGTTGCACCATTCCATTTGTTGATTACAGTGTTTAAACCATTTCCTGCTGAACCAACTTTAAACCACACTGATCCAGAAGGTGCTGGATAAGTTTGTCCTGACTGCCATAATGGCTGCTGAGCAGAAGTTCCGTATGTAGTCTGTGGTTGGTAATAGGTATTTGCGGGAATTCCTAAAGCGGTCAAGAGAGTACCAGTTCCGGAAATTGAAATTGAAAATGGAGTATTCAAACTTGCAAAATTTGCATTAGTCTGCTTTGAGAAAATTTGTAGATTTCCACCAACAACAGCAGCAGATAATGGAGTCAATCCTGCTGCATTAATCTGTGTTGCCAAGTTATTAATTGTATTGTTAGGAGATGACGGAACAGTTAACGTCAACTGTGCACCACCATTAATAGTGATAGTGATTGTATCACTTGGGTTTAATGTTGGGTTTGGTACTGGAGCAGAACCGATTACAGTTGGAATTGAACTCAACCAACCATAGCTTCCAATTGGTGCCCATGTATTTCCTGGAATTTTCTTGAAAAACATTGGAGCATTTGGTGCACTTGGATAATTATAATTAGGAACAGCTACAACTGCATATTGACCGATACTTCCGATAGATGGTGATGGTGCAGTTCCAGAAAGCTGTGAAGCCAAGGTGATTACTATTGGTGACTGAATAGCAAACTGTCCAGTAGTTGCATTAAACTCATAAATGCCCCAAGTAGAGTTTGTTGCGTCTAGCCAATAAGTTCCGTCTGTCGGATTTCCAAGTGGGCGACCAGTTGAACCAACAAGACTAGCCAAGTCAATGTCTGCTCTCAAGCAATATACTTGATTGGTTACACCAAGGGCAGAATATGCTGCAAGCAAACCATATTCATTTAATTCGTAACCATTGATTGGAGTACCAGCGGTTGTATTATAAAAGAATGGGTTGCCATAAGTGTTTACTAGGTCCTGCTGGCTGGTGATCAAATACAGTTTTCCAGCATTAGCAGCAGTTGTACCAGATGCTACAGCAGTAGAATTAGGCTGTGCTTTGTTCTGTGCCGTGGCAAGTAAAATGAACGGAATAGAATTAGTTGGTGCTGATACATATTGCGACTGGTCAATAACTGTAACTTGTACACCGGGGGATACTAGTGTCATATTTTTTTCCTTTTGTATAATTATAAGGTATACCACCTTACCAAAACTTTCGTCTTGGTATCTAAATGTATTTAGGAAATAATTATAAAAAGTGCTATATATAGCTCCCTTTAAAGGGTTTTAACATAAATAGATGATGAAGAGACCATTCTGCAAAAAATGCAATAAAAAACCTTGTGCAGTCAATTACAAGCGGAAGGGTATCACCTACTATAGAAGCATATGTGACACATGCAGAGACAATATCCCAGTTCACAAAAGACGAGAACAAGCATGGGAAAAGGCTGGGTACACAAAAAAACCGCACTGTGATTTGTGCGGTTTTAAAAGTTTGTATCCTAGTCAAATAGTAGTATATCACATTGACGGTAATTTAAAGAATACTGCCTTCACTAATCTAAGGAGCATATGCTTGAATTGCGTTGAAGTTGTGAAACGCAAATCAGTAAATTGGAGAAGAGGCGATCTTACAGTTGATTGTTGATTATAGATTCAATTTGTTTGTGTAGATCGTCAATTGTTCCATCATTGTTCAAATGAAAGTCGTACTCTAGTCCAACACTTGAATATTCGCTGGCATGAATGTTCTTGCCTTCTAGCAACTTGCGACAAAAATACTTAACGTCTTCGTCATCGGTTGTGTTAAGACAAGTTGCTGTCTCTATCCATTCAGGGTCCTTGCCACGATGAGTACGAATAGTAATCCCACCTGCATTCTTAATAGCATCAAGTTCGTTTTGGAATCTACAATCTGTGATAACGATGTCTTGATTCAGGTTACGTAATTTATTTTCTACGCTAGCAATCCAAATATCATCATGAAATGATTTACGGGCAACTTCGGTACCCCATTGCTGTAATACCCATCTGGGAGTAAGATGCGGGATGTTTAAGCGGTTGGCCCACCAAGTATCAATCTGCTCCCGCCATTCTCTGCTATGCTTGGTAGCACCTTCAATTGATTCCCTGTCCCAATTAAATATTTTGCTGACTGCATCCTTAAGAGCGCCACCAAAGCTCATGCGCTTGAATCCATGAAAGGTGCAGAGATAATCTGCTGCTGTGTCTTTGCCTGATCCGATCAGACCTGCTATGCTAATTATTTTTTTATTCATTTTTATACTATAACATAAAAATATAGATTTGTCAACTATTACCCTTGAATCCAGGTCAGCGGTTGTGAATAGTCAACATAGTTCTTTAAATCTAATAGCAATGCTTCCTGTGCAGCTTTTCCTTCTGCTTTCATGGCGGCACCATTTAAAGATGTTCCGCCGCTAGGACCAGCAATAGTTGAAAACTTTTCACGAGCTTCACCAATTATACATTTTAATTGCGCAAGCATAAAGTCTGCGATCCATACGCCAGCACCAGGGTCTTGTAAAAGTTCTATTTCTGGACGTTGAATATCTGCCCATATCAATATACGTTCCCCAGTTCCCTTAAAATCTCTGGTTATCTTCAGTGCTTTAGTTACAGGATTAAATGTATATGTAAGATAACCACCAAACATACGTGCAGCTAATTCTACATATCCTGCATAAAAATCATATGTAGCCATTCCGCCTGTATAGTTGTAATTCAACAGATATGTATTTAAAATTGCGCTTGAAAATGGGTCAAATGAACTAGATGATGGGCCTGTTTCAAGTCCAACTGTACGCCTGAATAATGATCTAACATTAATGAATTCTTGAGGAAGAGTATATGTATCAACATTCTTAATTACAGTCATCAAAGTATATGTTTCTTGAGTTGCATTTTGCGCTCTTTGGCGATATACTTTGATGGTGTAATTATACGCGGCTTCGTAATGTTGTGGATCAAGTTCAAGATCAATGATGTCTCCGCCCAAACGTAAACGAATATTTTCAAAGAAAGCTTCTTTGATTTCTTGTAGGTCAAGATTGGTTGGTGTTGATAAAATACTTGTAGTCATAACATTCCCTCATTATGACTATTTATTCTCGTTCAGAGTTTAGATGTGGGTTTAACTCATAGAATAATTCAGTGTCGTCATAAATGTGATTTTGTTTTCCTTGGCTATACATGAATAGTGAGCCATTGCACTCAAACCCACATTGGGGACACATCCAATCTCCTTGTCTATTTGGCTCGTTTTTATTTGGATGATACTTAGCAAGTAATAGGCAGTTTTCACATACCGCTGGACCTAGTCCCATTACTTATTGCAAGCCTTTGTTTGAAAATTTCCAGTTCTTTGGTCATAGAAACCAGCACCAAGTTCAACCATTTGCTTTCTATATCGGCTCTGATCATAATTATAGTTACTATTCAAGACTAGAAAAGTTCCAAGTGCACCCAATACCAAACCGATAATCATTCCTACCACAACTGCGGGGCCAGTATCATCCATTATACATCGCCTTCTTTGCGGTTTTCAGAATAGTGAGCATCAAACTTGCCACCCGGATAACGAGCTTCTAGCTTGTTGACATTTTCAGCAATAACTTCGTTCGGATCAAGTCCAAGTGCATTACATGCATTGGTCCAATACCAAATGATATCTCCGAGTTCACGCTTCATGTGAAAAATGGTGTCCTCGTTCAGCGGCTTGCCCTGAAAGAAAATCTTCTTCACGATTTCTTCAAACTCACCGCCTTCACTGCCAAGACCGATGCCAGCAGTAAGAAGCAACGGGATATTGACATTGCTGTTGTTGTGAAGCTTGCGAACATGTTCTACGAATGATACTACATCCTTGCTCGTGTCACTACACACAGTTAGAACAAAATCAGCGTACTTGTTTAGATCAATTTGATTAGACATTATTTTTCCTTTATTGAAATTTTACCCAGCGTGTAAACTTGCGCTTGATGTTACTGGGAACATTTGGATAATCAATCTCGGTAAGATTGATGAAAGTGTCGAAGGGATATGAGGTTGCAGTAAAATCGTCCAAAACAATGGGATAATTCATATCCAAATCCTTAGGTCCAGTAGTTCTGAACGATACGCAGGTATAACCAGATCGTCCAATCCTATTGAAACTCGTTGTCTTGCTCAAGTCAATGAAAACAAATTCCTCTGGCTCGCCTTCGCTAGGATAGACAAAAACCCTGTCACACTTATAGCCCATTCGTTATCTCCTTAGAATGCTTTGAGAATTACCATCGCTTCATTGAAGCGACCATTAGGGATAGCAGCTACTGCTTTAATATCCTTAAAGTACTTACGAGCAGCAGGTCTACTACCCATCACTTCCTTCAACTGTTCAGTCGGCTTACGAAGCGTCTTCATTTCACTTTCCTTTTTGTCAAAGCCGAGCAGAGTGTTGCCTTTTACAGTAAGACACTTGTTATATTCATCAGCAACATAATGATGTAATTTTCTCTTGGCTGTATCATAGACCCATGCTTCTGTGGCTTGATGCAATTTGACTGGACTCACACTAGTTATATCAATTTTCAATATCTCGTCTTTGAAACTCCTAAGATACTTCAACTTTGATACAATTTTCTCTACTGGAACTGCTTTTTTAGGACGAACGGCACGAGTTGCCTGTTTGATGGCAATATATGCATTGAGGTCTTCAATTACCTGTCCAGAAAACCTGATCATGTTATTGAGTTGTGTTTTGGTATACTTTGAATATCCCTCTTTGAGTTCAGAATCTTTTCCTAGCTTTGCAGCTTCGTATTCGTGCTTGGCATCTTCCCAGTACTTAACATAACGATTGATGTGGTAAGGTAGAACTTTCTGTTCATTCAATATAGCATGAATCTTTTCACGAGTTGCAAATTCTTTGGGGCACTTTTCATCAATAAATTGATCAGCTATAGATTCAATCTCGCCAATAGCATCAGCCGCACGTTCTTTCATTACTTCTTGAATGTTTTGGCGAGTCGGTGTTTTTACTGTATCTTCATTATCATTAGTTTCCAATACCAATTCATTTTTGCCAGCTTCGATAGCGGCATCAACTTTGTTCTTGATGAACGTAGTGAGCGGGTTCAGTACTGGACCAGTACCAGGAAGTGCTTCCCAATACTCTGCTTCGGCTTTATTGTAATCTGGACACCCACTATACAACATCTTGCACATGATAGCGGGCCAAACACCCAATGCATAGAGACCCTTTGCTGCTTTCGCATTTTTAATGTCTTGAGAAGTGTATTTGTTGTCCTTCATCCATTTCCAGACTTCGGGCAGAAGGTCAGCTTCCTGAAAATTCTCGTAGTAGAAATTCTTAGCATCATTCTTAAACTTGTTGAACGCCTGACCAGTCATCTTTTCCCAGCCAGTAAAATCTGGACCAAGCATTTTTTTTCTACGTGTTATTGTAGGTGAGGCCCTAGTAATTTTCTTTTTAGTTTTAATAAGCGCAGGGCGTCTTGCCATTTAAATCTCCATATCTCAAAAACTTACTTATACTAAAATGTAGGGGGATTGTCAACAAAAAAAATCCCCCACCTAGATGGGGGATTTTAACTTATTCAGTTTCCAACTGCAAGTCGGTAAAGCTTGCGGCTAATCCAAATCACAATCGCAACGATAATGATAAGAGTAAACAGATTAACCAGCCCCCAGAAAATCATTCCAAAGAAACCGGGACCATTATTCACCACCTGTCCAGCTTGTGCATATCCAGGATCACCTTGAACCGGAACACCCGCCTGAGGCGCATATCCACCACCATTATTCACGATAACGGGCTGTGACTGGTGACCACCAAAGATCATATTGCCCAAGATAGAGCCACCGAAAGCTCCAGCAAACGAACTGCCGAATCCACCGCCACCATTGCCACCATAGTAATGGTTTTGAACTTGAGGAGTCGGCTGATATCCACGATTATATCCGGAATATGCAGGCCGGTAATAAGGCTGACGAGGCACTACACGAGTCTGTGCAGGCTTTGCTGTGTTAAACTGGGAACCTGCCGAAAAACGAGGGGAAGTGGGAGCAGCAGGGGTTGCTGGCCTGCTATAGTTGGTAGAGGGACGATAGCTACTTCCAGCACTAAAGCTTCGTGAAGTAGAACCAGAGCTAATGCTAGAGCGCGAGGAACTAAAGCTTCCACCGCCACCAAACTTTCCTGCATAAGCAGGTTGTGCAATCATTGCAATTGCAGTAAGACCAATAATAAACTTCTTAAACATATATAAACTCCTTATTCAGAGGGGAGGATGGTAAGAAGGTGATCAAGAATTTCCTTCTTGGTCTCATTCTTGGTTGATACATCGAGTTCATTAAGATATTCAACAACCTTGTTAAGGACATCTTCCTTTCCTTCAAGATACTCAATGTAATTCTGTGCTTCATCAATTACCTTACCAACAACATATGGCTGGGTCTGACGAATATTATTAAAATCAGTTTCTAGTCCTTCGTAATTCATTTCATTCTCCTTAATCAATATTAATACATGTATTGCATTCTGGACAGTTAACGTATCTGTTGTTTGTTATGTAAGCATGCGATGGCTCTGGTTCAGTATGTAGTTTTATATCATTATTATAATATTCGAAAACACCGTTGCAATTTGGGCATTTATCAAATCCATAATATTTGGATTTGGGTAACATATTAGCCAAACTTACCAGTCCCCGCTGCTGCCGCCGCCGCCAAAGTCTCCGCCGCCGCCACTGTAGTCACTGGAACTGCTGTTATCATAACTACTTGAGCCAGAATCCCAGCCTGCACCACCACTGTCTCCACCACCATAATACGAATCGTTATTGGTTGTGTATGAAGTGGAATCATAGGAAGAATTGTTGCGATTGGTGATATCATCCAATACTTCCATGGTGATCAACGTATCAACAAGACTGTTATCAGTGTTTTGTGTACTGTAATCATTATAATAATGATTATGTGTTACAATTGGCTGAGAACTTGTATGTGCCCCTCCAGTAGAAATAGAACGAGTTACTGGGGGCTTAGTGGCATAAGTATGAGGTTGAAGCTTTTGTTTACGCTTAAACAGAGAGAATGGGAACATTTTTAACTCTTTTTTAGTGGTTCATAACATATACAGTAATACAAGGCACATGTCAACACTTAGTTGATGGTGTACCTTGTTTTTTTTGCTCCAGAACCGACCATGTAACGATCAACCTCAACAGAGTCAATACTTTCAAAATATCCATAACCTGGATTTCCAATAGTGATCTTCCTACCAAAATCATCAGTATATTCAATCGTAGACTTATCTGGGTTGGAAATGATCATCTTAGCAAGATCATGTGCCGCCTCACGATTTGCAGTACAATGCAAAATATCAATCTTGCCATCAGCGCAGCCAAAGCTATCACCAGTAGAATAAATCATATATACAACAAAAACTTCCGTGGTCTCATCAGGAACCAAGAAAATTTCAGAATTATATGGGCGACGAACATCATCACCGATTTCATAAACATCTTCAATCGTGCTGTTCCAGCTTTCTGACCAGCTACCATAGGGTTCATCTTCACGTTCTGAATATCCAAGAGAAGACAAATATTCAACACAAATTTTCATGATGATCCTTTTCTTATATCGTGAGAGTTTTGATATACCATAATATATAATATATGTCAATCGTGTTTTACAAAATTATACGAAATTTGCAAAAATGATGAGCCATGTCTATGGTGAATCCAAAAAATAATATGTTACAAAGTTAGTGTGTGGGTCTTTAGACACATTAACAGAAAATCTTGGAAAAAGAATCTTTTTGGTGCGTTTTGATCAAGGACTTTGTTCAGGATGTGCAGCATGTCCTTTATACGTCAAACATGTACGCAATAACAATCTTAATTTCATGATTCTAGCTTACCACGTTTGCCATTATGCACTGGACGACTGGTATTGTGCTTTGCATATTCAAAATATGCTTCCGCATCTTCAATATCATGAAAGAGATAATTATCGTTATAATGTGCACCGATATTATAATCGCGGAGATAACATCGGTCATTGGACCAACCAAGCTCACCAAAACATTTTCCGTTAACATACAGTGCACTGGTATCATATTCTGCTTGCTTAATTTCAGAAATATTCATGAAAGTTTGGATAGCGGAACAGTCACCAAGTCCATGCACTGCATAAACAGTTTTATCTTGAGCAAGCAGAACTGCCATTGCATTTTCCATAGCGCCAAAAGGATAAGAATGTGTCATGGTGTTCCTTTGAAATAAGTCAATGTGATTGGTATATACATGTGCGTCAGTCCTGTCAAGGGAAAAAGATAAATACTACATAACAAGGGTAAATCAGACATCATGCCACGTTTGTCACTTTGGCGTCCTAATAAACAGAACGATTACAGATTCTTAGATCGCATAGTCTCTGAACAATTAACTGTGGGCGGAACAGATTTGTATATCCACAAATATGCCGGTATATCCAATCAAGGTCCAAGCAATGATGCCACTCAGCCGCAATACTTAGAGCCAAACCCAACTCAGATTCAAGATTTATTATTTCTAGAAAACAGAGACCGTAGTTACGAACCCAATATCTATAGATTAAGAGGCCACTACTCCGTTCAGAATCTTGATTTTGACCTTAGCCAATTTGGGTTGTTCCTTAACAATGACATTATTTTTGTAACTGTACATTATAATGATATGATTGATATTATTGGTCGCAAACTAATGGTAGGAGATGTTTTGGAACTGCCACATCTTCTTGATTACAATCCATTAAACGAAAAGCTTCCAGTTGCGCTGAAACGGTTTATGCAAGTCACTGATGCTAATTATGCAAGCGAGGGGTTTTCACAAACTTGGTTTCCACACCTATGGAGAATAAAATGTGAGCCTCTTATCAACTCTCAAGAGTTTTCTGACATTTTAGATCAGCCTGTGCAGCAAGATAACTATCTTGGAAATTTTGACCCTATGAAAACATACCCACCAGGATATACAGTAACTTATGGTGGAACAGTATATCAATCAATCACTGATGTTCCAGCAGGTATTACTCCACCAAATGCCACGTATTGGTCAGTTGTGCCAGATGGCAGTCTTGCTGATATTCTTTCAACATATAACAGAAACATATCAATCAATGATGCAAATCTTCGTGAAGCAGAGCGTCTGTTACCAAAATCTGGGTATGACAATAGTAATCTTTATGTGGTTCCAACTTATGGTGAATATGAAGAAAATCATGTTTTATCTAAACATCCCAATGAACCATCACCACCGATTAACATTCTTATAGAAGAATCTAATACACAACCTACCGTAACTGGAAATGTAGTTATGGTGCGTGATCCAAGATATCGTTCACCCAGTGCTGGTATTAAAATTTCCAAAGATGCGCTTCAAAGTATTTGGGATATGACAGTTGATGCTGATGGGCTGTCAGATAAAATAGATAAGTTTGTTGCTGCAAGTCTTTCTATAATTGAAGTTAGTCCGGACAAAACTGAAAGTGGTTCTGGAGCAGTAGAAACTACTAAAATGTTGGCAATAGAATCCTTGGGAACATCTTATGGGCCATATGGCACAGCAGATAATACATATGCAACCGCTGACCAAGACCCAGCACAATCTGGGTTTACTGGCGATATCACTCAACAAATGGACTACAGAGCAGACTGTGATCCAAGATTCCAATATATCGCTAGATCAAGCCCAAGATCATTTGGTTATCTTACAGGATATCTTACTGGAGATGGCAGTGCGCCTGATGGATATCCAGTGGCGGCTGGAATTGCATTCCCACAAAATCCACAAGTTGGTGACTATTTCTTACGCATTGACTATATGCCACAGTTATTATTTCGCTGGGATGGTGTATTGTGGGTAAGAATTTCTAATAATGTTAGAACTCAGACTGGCTTTGCTGACGCCACTAATCAATCACAATTGAATAGTTTCATTAACAATGAAAATAAGATATATAGCAACAGCGATAAAACTTTTATACCCGAGAAACAGGCATTGTCAACCATACTGATGCCTTCTCCGGATATATTGCCTCCAGAATAAGAGATTTATAAATGGCCGATTTTTTTTACGATGCTCAAATAAGAAGATACTTAATACAATTTGCAAAAATATTTAGTTTTTGGAACGTAACTAAAGGAAATGATCCAAATGGAAATCCTATACTTGTTAGAGTTCCTATCATGTATGGTGATTCAAGTCGTCAAGCGGCTACAATTATTGCGAATAACAGTGCAAGCAATCTTCCTTCTGCTCCGTTATTCACTTATTATATTAGTGGTTTGGAATATAATCAGAGATGGACAACTGATCCAACATTCATTGATAAGCTCCAAGTAAGGCAGCGCACATACAACAATGATACACACACATTTGAACCCACACAATCGCAAGCATTTACAATTGAAAGGCAAATGCCAGTTCCGTATACGTTAAGAATAACTCTTGATTTTTGGAGCACCAACAATAACCAAAAACTTGAAATAGTGGAACAGCTTGGCACTTTGTTTAATCCAGCACTTGAAATTCAAAGTACTGATAATTTTATAGATTGGACTTCGCTGTCTTCTGTATTCCAAGACGGTATAAATTATAGTAGCCGAAGCATTCCGATTGCAACTGGCAATCCTATAGATGTTTTAACTTGGAAATTTTACATGCCTATTTGGCTTTCAACTCCTGCCAAACTGAAAAAGATGGGAGTTATTGAAAAAATCATTGCATCTATCTATCAAGGAACTGCTTATCAAGATGTTCAGGATGAAGATTTGTTACTTGGTACCAGACAAAAAATTACTCCATATGGATATAACTTATTATTATTGGGTAATCAACTTCAATTGCTTCCGAAAAATTCCACCTTTATGCCACCAAATGAATCATTAACTATTCCTAGCAACCCTAATACAGATTTATATTGGACAGCTTTTTTAAATGCATATGGCGCGATCAGGCCGGGCATTTCACAAATCTGGTTACAGAATCCATATATGACTACCGATATTGTTGGAACAATTGTTCCTAATCCAAATGATGATAGATTTTTAATATATGATATTGATCCGCAAACTCTACCACAAAACACGCTTGTGCCAGTAGATAGCATTATTAACCCACAAGTCACTGGACCCAATGCTGGTCTTCCTGGTCCTACACCAAATAAACGCTACCTAATTGTGGAAGATATTGGCACCGATGGCGAGACTACTATTGCATGGGGAGGACTAGTTGCAAATGCAAACGACATAATTGAATTCAATGCTACAACAATGCAGTGGTATGTAGCATTTGATTCTAGAGCAGCAACTGAGATTGAGTTTGTTACTAATATAACAACTGGTGTGCAATATCGTTACGATATTACTGAACGTATCTGGATTAAATCATATGAAGGATATTATCATGCCGGTGATTTTTCTATTGTGATCTAACATAACAGTTAAATAAACACATGACGATTCAAGCAGCAGGTGTGTTTTTTTATAGCTCATCCACCAACCGATATCTTTATCTGCTTAGGGCAGACCCAAAAAACCATACGTGGAGTATACCGGGTGGAGGTATTGAAAAGAATGAAACATTATATGAAGGTATTGAAAGAGAATGTAATGAAGAAATGGGGTTTTTTGATCATAATCTTAAGTTGATACCAATTCAAAAATTTGTTAACAATTCTTTTACGTACCATACGTTTTTTTGTGCAGTAGAAAAAGAGTTTATACCTAACTTAAATAATGAGCATATTGGTTATGCTTG